GCTAAAATGGCTAAAGATAATATTAGACCATTCGAAGATATCTTCTTAGGTATCGGAGCAGATATACTTTCATTTATGAGTTCAGTATTAGCAGCTAACCCTGATAAAGCAGTTAGGGATATGAAAAAGAGACTGGATAAAACAATTCAAGACGTTAAGAAATCAGGCGATGTTAAGAAAATTAATAAACTTAAATTAGAACTACAAAGGTTGAACGCTATTGGTGGTACTAATAAGATAGTTCCTAATGAGGGTATCGTATTTGTATATGGTGGTAAGACTTTCAAACTTACTGGAACATTCGCTCCACTCAATCAGATACTCGGTTTATTTTACGAATAGTAAAAAATCCAATACTTATATATATGAATATATAAGTTACAAAATATGGCTGAGAAGAAATTCAATAAAAAATATATGCACCCAACTCGTAGGAAGTTGGTAAATATGATTCAAACTGGAGAATATCAAAAAGATACTCAAGTTTCACTATCTGGTATTAAAGAAACTACCAAACGAAATATTGGTGATATTTGGGAAGAAGATGGTATTGTTTACGAACAAAAATCATATGGTAAGGTAAAACAATCTAAATTATCAAACGAACTTTCTAAAGTTAGAAAGTATTTAGAAGAACAATCTAAGTGTAAAGCAGATGATTGTGAAACCAATAACTATTCAAGAGCAGATAAAAAGTTAATAAGTAAAACTACATTTTGTGGAGTTTGTTTAGCTAAAAAAGAACAACAAATTAAATTAGATGGGTTATGGGAAGCATATGAAGAATATAAGATATATTCTAATATGGCTGCATATGGCACTGATACAATGGAAAAGTGGAATCAAGCATTACATGAAGTTTCCAATATTCACGAATACATCAACGATGATGGTTCGGTTGAGAAGTGGGCATCTAATGAAGATGTACAAACACTAAGAACTCAGATTGAAACCGATATCGAAAATGGTAAAAAGGAACTTACTGAAGTTATAGAAAAAAGAAATACAGCCTACATGAAATTAAAACCTATGAACTATGAATTGGTTAAAGAAATTTGATTTAAAGACTATAATGATAATGATACTATGTGTGGTATTGTTATTTAGAAGTTGTGGTGGTGGTGAAGAAGAAGAAAAAGAAATAATAAACGTAGATGGTAAAGATTACGAACTGTTAGAACAAAAAACAGATACCATATATGTAGAAAAGGAAGTTAAAGTAACAAAGTATGTACCAAAGTACATTACAAAAGAAATAATTAAGGAAGTAGAGATACCAATAGATGTAGATTCACTTGCAATTATTAAAGATTACTTTTCAAAGATAACAGTTAAAGATACATTAAATTTAACATACGATTTTCCAAATGTAGTTACCGATTCATTAGGTAACAAACCAAGTGGAGATTTAGGATTTGGTATTCTAACTGATGTCATTTCACAAAACTCAATTGAATCTAGAGAAATAGATTGGTTCTTTAAAATTCCAACTGTTTATAATACAACGATTGTGAAAGAATTACCAAAGAATGAATTCTATTGGGGTATTAATGGTGGATTTAATAAATCTGATATTATTAGTAATGTTGGTGGAGGATTAATCCTAAAAAGTAAAAAGAATAATTTATATCAATTAGGTTTAGGTATTCAGAATAATTCTAACACCTCACAGCTAGCACCATTTGTTAGTGCTGGTATGTATTGGAAGATAGGAAAAAAATAAATTTAGTTTGGCTAAAAAAGCATCATTAAAAGAAATAATCGCGGTAGAGTACAAACGTTGTGCATCTGACCCTATTTACTTCATGCGAAAGTATTGTATGATTCAACACCCTGTTAGGGGTAAGATACCGTTCCAATTATATCCATTTCAAGAAGAAACATTAGTTGACTTCAAAGACCATAGATATAATATTATTCTCAAATCAAGACAAACTGGTATATCAACATTAACTGCAGGATTTTCTTTGTGGAAAATGCTATTCAATGATGATTTTAATTGTTTGGTAATTGCAACAAAACAAGAAGTAGCAAAAAACTTAGTAACTAAGGTTAGGGTAATGAATCATTATCTTCCTTCTTGGTTAAAACTAACAACAGTTGAAGATAACAAACTATCTTTAAGATATTCAAATGGTTCTCAGATTAAAGCAACTTCAGCCGCTGGTGATGCTGGTCGTTCTGAAGCACTATCCCTTTTGGTATTTGATGAAGCTGCATTTATTGATAAGATTGAAGAAATATGGATATCTGCTCAATCTACATTATCTACGGGTGGAAATGCAATCATTTTGTCTACTCCAAATGGTGTAGGTAATTTCTTTCATAAAACTTGGGTAGGTTCTGAAGATGGTACAAATGGATTTAATAATATTAGATTACATTGGAGTGTACATCCAGAAAGAGACCAAAGTTGGAGAGATGAACAAGGTGTTTTATTAGGACCAAAGGGTGCAGCGCAGGAATGTGATTGTGATTTTGTTTCTTCTGGTGATTCAGTTATTGACCCACAAATACTTCAATTCTATAAAGAGACCTATGTACAAGAACCACTTGAAAAGGGTGGCTTTGATGGAAACTTATGGAAATGGCAATTTCCTGATTATACAAAAACTTATATAGTTGTAGCAGATGTTGCTCGTGGTGATTCTTCGGATTACTCTGCTGCTCATGTTATAGATGTTGATGCATCTGAACAAGTAGCTGAATATAGAGGTAAGTTGGATACCAAGGATTTTGGTAATTTCTTAGTATCTCTATCAACTGAATATAACAATGCTTTGTTGGTTATTGAAAATGCAAATATCGGTTGGGCAACTATTCAACAAGTGATTGATAGAAATTATGGTAATCTTTATTATATGAGTAAGGATTTAAAGTATGTAGATATCGAACATCAGCACTCAAATAGATATAGGTCACAGGATAAAAGTATGGTGGCAGGATTCTCAACTACTTCTAGAACAAGACCTTTGATTATTTCTAAGTTAGAAGAATATGTTAGAGAAAAATCAATCACAATACGTTCAGTACGAACTATTGATGAATTATTTACATTTATATGGATGAATGGTAGAGCTGAAGCTATGAGGGGTTATAATGATGATTTGACTATGAGTCTTGCAATTGCACTTTGGGTAAGAGATACTGCTTTGAGATTAAGACAAGAAGGTATTGATTTAACAAAAAAGTCAATAGATGGTATATCGTCACATACTTATAGTGGAATATATGGTGGTAGTGATGATAATGAGAATCCTTGGCAGATGAAAATCGGTGATGAAATAGAGGATTTAAGTAAATGGTTATAAATTAAAAGTTTTATATTTATATAGTATAGGTTAATTATAGGATTAATAAATGGATAATTGCACAAAAGAACTTTATAGCGAATTTAAATTAGGATTGGATGAAAACATCGAAGAATATGATGTTGAAAACTATGATGACTTAAAGGAGTTTATTCACTTTCTAAAAAATATGAAAGAGGATATTAACGAAGCCGAATATCAAGGTAGAAAAGTTAAACTTGGAAAACCAACTAGAGGTGATGTTAAGAAATTTAAAGTGTATGTAAAGAATCCAAAGGGAAATGTTGTAAAGGTAAACTTCGGACATGGTGGGACATCTGCTAAGAAAGCAGGTGAAAAAACAATGCAGATTCAGAAAGATATCCCATCTAGGAGAAAGGCTTTTAGAGCTAGGCACAATTGTGATACACCAGGACCAAGACACAAGGCTAGGTATTGGAGTTGTAAAGCATGGTAATAAAATTAGGATATATCAAATTTTTTTTGTATCTTAGTTAGATTATAACATAAAGAAAGTATAAATGGCAGAACAACAAAATAGTTCATTTTTTGGTAGATTGACAAAACTCTTTTCTACTCAAGCAATCGTAACGGTTGATAAAGACGGAAAAAGAAAAGTAGTTGATACCGATGATAGACAGCAAGGTACAACTAATCTTATGAATTTAAGAGATAGGTACACAAAACTACAAAGGTCTTTTGCATCAGATAATATGGCAGCTCAGTCAATGGCTTACCATCAAGTTCGTAGAGAACTATTCAGAGATTATGATGCAATGGATAATGACCCAATTATCTCCTCTGCATTAGATATCTATGCAGATGAATCAACATTAAAAAATGAATTTGGAGATGTTGTACAAATCAAATCAAAAAACGAAAAAGTAAAAGAGATATTAGAGAACTTATTCTATGATGTTCTTAATATAGAATTTAACCTATGGTCTTGGACAAGAAATATGGTTAAGTATGGAGATTTCTTTCTACTACAAGAAATACAAGAGGGTGTTGGTATTATTAATGTAAGACCTCTTCCAGTTTATGATACTGAAAGATTAGAAAATACTAATCCAAACAACGCTAACTATGTTAAGTTTAATGTAAACAATGACCCAAATGGTAAAGGTGAATACGAGAACTACGAAATAGTACATTTCAGATTATTATCAGACACAAACTTCCTTCCTTATGGTAAGGCAATGATTGAGAATGGTAGAAGAATTTGGAAACAAGTTTCTCTTATGGAAGATGCTATGTTAATCCATAGAATTATGAGAGCACCAGATAAAAGAGTTTTCAAAATTGATATTGGTAATATTCCTCCTCAAGAGGTTGATAACTACATGCAGAAGATTATAGGTAGAATGAAGAAAACTCCATTCGTAGATAAAAGAACTGGAGATTACAACTTAAAATATAATATCCAAAACCTAACTGAAGATTTCTTTTTACCTGTTAGGGGTGGTGATAGTGGAACTCAAATAGATTCATTAGGTGGTTTAGAATATACTGCAATTGATGATATTGATTACTTAAAGAATAAAATGTTTGCAGCTCTAAAGATTCCAAAAGCATATTTGGGATACGATGAGAATGTAAATGGTAAAGCAACTCTTGCTGCAGAAGATGTGAGATTTGCAAGAACAATAGAAAGAATACAAAGAACTTTAGTATCAGAATTAACTAAGTTGGCAGTAACACATTTAGCTGCACAAGGTTTAGAAGGAACTGAAATGGTTGATTTTGAATTAAACTTAGTTAATCCATCTACTATATATGAACAAGAAAAGGTAAATCTTTGGTCTGAGAAAGTTAGATTAGTTTCTGATATATCTGCACTAAATATGGTATCTAAAGATTGGGCATACAAAAATATATTTAACTTTAGTGATGATGAAGTTGATTTCCAAAAGGTTCAACTTATTAATGACCTTAAAGATAGGTTCAGATATCGTTCAATTGAGGATGAGGGTAATGACCCAGCAATGGAATCAGAACCAACTGATGTGGAAGATGAATTAGAAGAATTAAAAACTGAGTTAAAGAACAAAGGTGGTAGACCCAGAGAGGGAAACACTTATGGAAAGGATAAACATCCACTTGGGAGAGACCCACTTGGTAAAAAAGAAAATCAAAAGGCACTGAAAAAAACAGAGTCTACAATTAAAAAAGTTGCTAAAGAATATGTTAATGGGGTTTCGGCAAAACGAAAGTTAATAGGTGAAAATGGAGACTTTTTAGATGACACTAATTTGATTGATGAATAAAAATTTAGGAAATCAAAATAAACTTATATTTATATACGATGTATAGTATCGTGTATTGATATATTATTATAGGATAAAAACATAATGAAGAGGGTAAAACATTCAAAATTTAAGAACACAGGTATTATTTTCGAACTTCTCGTAAGACAAATTACGTTAGAGGTTCTAAATGGAGATACTACTGAGAAGGCTAAAAAAATCGTTAGTGAGTTTTTTAGTCCAAAAACCGAGTTAAATAAAGAGCTAAGATTATACGAACTTCTTATGAAGGAAAAGTATAATTCTGAATCAAGAGCTGAGAAGTTCATAGATACAGTTAACGAAGCTCATAATCGTATTGACCAAAAGCAATTACATAAGGAGAAATATACTTTAATTAAAAAGATTAACGAATCATTTAATATGGATGATTTCTTATCTTCTCCTATTTCTAATTATCGCTTATTAGCATCTATCTATAAGATTTTTGAATCTAAAAAGATGGATAATTACGATATTAAGGATGTATTCAATTCAAAGATTACACTTATTGAAAGTATTACATCTAAACCAGCTACCAAATCTATAAACAAAAAAGATAAGTTAGTTGAAAATTATAAAAAGCAAGATAAAGATTTAAGATTACTTACTTATAAGATATTAGTAGAAACATTTAATAAAAAATATTCTAACCTAAATAATGACCAAAAGTTATTGTTAAAAGAATATATTAATAATTTAAGTAATACAACTGGTTTTAAATCGTATGTGGAAAAATCAATCCCATCTATTATAAAAGAATTAAAATCAATTAAATCTAAAATAAAAGATAAAGTAACTCAAATTAAATTAGCAGAAACTATCTCAGTACTATCTAAAACTAAGATTGGTAAGAATGTTTCTGATAATCATGTTTCATCAATAATGATGTCATATGAACTAATAAAAGAATTGAAGGTCAAAATATGAGTTTAAAAAAATTGGTAGAAGATTTAATTGCTGAAATTGAGCAAGATGAATTATCGGTAGACGAAATGAGTACTACTGGTAACGTTGCTGGGTATAATACTCCCAATGCGTTTAAAGATACTGATGGTACTGATGAAGATGATGAACCAGAAGATAAAGTTGTTGATAGAATCAACAAATCTACTGGTTACGAAAGGGTTAGTGAAAATAGGTGGTTAGAATTAAAAAAAGATGAATCTTCTCCAAAACAAAAAATTGGTAGAGGAATTTCTCAAGTTAATAAGCAACTTTCTGAAATCGAAACATTCCTTAGATGGTATGGTAAGATTAAAAAAGAAGGTGATTTAGATTCAAACCAATATTGGAAAAGAACACAAAAGAATTTGTTTAGAATTAGAGAAAGACTAAACAACATTGTAACATCCATAAGTAAATTATAATCAGAAATTAAACTATGAGTATTACTAAAGACACTATAAAAGAAACAATCAAAACAATAATGGCCGAAGAAGGTGATTATAAAGCATTCTTTAAAAAAGCATTAGAAAAAGCTGGAAAAGATATTCCATCAATGTCTGATGAAGAAAAGAAAGAGTTTTTTAATAAGATTGATGCTGCTTGGGATGGTAAGGGTGAAAAGAACGAAGGTAATGCCTTTGGTGCTGCTGTTACTAAAGCTAAGAAAGATGGTGATGATGAATTTGAAGTAGGTGGTAAAACTTATAAAGTAGAAGAATCTCATTCCGATTGTGGATGTGGATGTGGTGGAGTAACTGAAGGTGGTTGTTCAACTAATTTACCGATTGAACTTTCTGAAGAATTAACTTTTGAAATAAATACATTCTTAGAAAGACCTGTATTATCAAAAAATAACAATAAGATTACAG